ATCGCCCCGATCTGTTCCAAACCTTGTTCCAATGCTTTGTAGCACCCGACCACCATTTCATCGCTGAGATCACCAAACGCTGTAATTTCAAGACCTCGTTCGGTTTCGCAACACTCAAACACCATTACGCCTACGCCCTTCTTTTTACTGGACGTGATACTTTTCCCGCCATCAATTATAACTTTCATTTTTCTTACCCCTTTATTTTATTAAATTATCCCATGATTTGTAGAAATTATCCCACGCATCATGGGATACTTGTTCCGACTGATTTATTTTTGTCTGCTGTTCGGGTGTGAACTTCACCATATTGCAGTTAGTCATTACCCGAACAAATACCAGTGCCAAAATAATCAGCACAGCTATTTTTAATAGGTTTTTCATAACCGCCCGCCTCCTTAATATTCAACTACGACCAAACCACCGCCTCCGATTTCAAAAGCGATCGTATTCTCGTGCAAATCATCCAGCGTTTCGATATCCGAATGGTACTCTTGGAAATCCTCCAGAGATTCGTATTCGGTAAATTCACAACAGATTGCTATAACATCCAGTTCGATTTCGACTCCTGAATCCTCTTCCATTTCGACCAGATAATCGTAAATTGCGGTTAACGCATCATCTGAAAACTGATCCTTCCGATCATACTCAGTAAATTCATACGCAAATTCGTTTCTCGATATCGTTTTTTTCATAGTTCCTGACCTTCACTTTCTTCGGCATCTTTGGGATCAACCAGAATTAATCGTTGTCCCTTACCCAGTCCCAAACCAACACCATACTGTCGAAAATGATCCTCACACATATATGCCCAGATACCTTTTTGGTTTGTTCGCCCATCGTAATGAGCCTGTTTTTCACAGAAATCGCATTTGTTCTTTTTGGTCACATAGGTTTCGATGTAACCCCGTTGCAGTTTATTTTCCATTTCGCACCCTTCCTTCACTTCATACATAACATGATCTTTGTACATGATTTCCACCATAGCACACCTCGCACATTTTATTTTTGGGCGGATCTCCCAGAATTGCGATCCGCCCATTACATTTAACTATCTTTTTGAAATTTCAGTAACATTTCGCGCATCGATTCTCGATCCCCCTCTGAAATAATACCAGCCTCAACGTCGTGTTGCATCTGTTTTTCCAGAAACTCAGGGAACTCGTTTGGTACGCCCATCTCAACCAATTTTTTTGCAATTTGGTCATGCATGTCCTTACCGAGTGACCTAACGGCGGTCATCATCATCGGCATACTCGCCTCGCAAGTTGTCAACACTTCGGTATTATTGCCTTTCGTAGTAAACTCCATTAAAATGAAGCCTTTACCAGTTTCTTGATCCGAAACTACCTGTACGCCGTCTTTTAAAATTTTAACCATTTTGTAACCATCCTTTTCTGTGCCATCGCACTGTAAATTATTAACCAATTCGTTTGACTTTGTTTCCTTCCAGTTCATAGAAACTGTAACCCAGTTCCGAGAAGTCGGGAACATCAATGTTATACACATAACCAAAAACACCATATTCGGATAACAGATCATACGGTTCGATTGAATCACTCATGCCATTTTCAGCATCATCGTCAACCTCGTGCATTGTCATCGCAATCATCGTCATATCGGCGATCTGACTCAGGTTAATATGAACATAATGCGGATTTTTAACGAATCGTTTTGATCCTTTAATCACCGCATCCGAATCATAATCAAAACCCCTAGCACCTTTCACATAATCAAGAATAAACTTTAAATGCTCTTCGTCAATCACGGGGATCGTATTCCCCTGTAAGACACTTTCGGCATCGTTCATGTAGTCCATTTTTTGGTGACTTAAATGTTTAACCAGTTCCATCGGTTCATCGTTCTCGATCAATGTCGCTGTGTTATTTTCCAGATTGTTTGATTTTTTCATTTTTTACCTTCTTTCGTTCCATAATTTAAAACCGCTTTAAATAGAGGATCACTTGCCAGTGTCCCGCTCGGACCTTTCTTTTCATAGTAAAGATCTGTTTTCAGTTCTGCCAGTAAATCCTCATTGTCGTGGATCCTTCGAGCCGTATTCCTCCAGATTCTTTGGGTTTTATTATTCCCATTAGTAAGAATTGCCCGATCCCTTTTAATTCGATCCTTGGTATCTTGGATCCTAGTTTCCAATGGTAATTTTTTCATTTTTAACCCTCCTTACCATCCCAGAAGTTTGGCAAGTTCATTGCCTTTAACTGGTTCACCATCAACGGTGACTTTCAATACTCTTGCAAAAATATTTTCATGGAAAAAAGCTTTGGCATTTTCCAGATCGGAAAAATATGTGCTTTTAACTGAAATATTTCCTTTTGCCGTTTTCTTACTTCCAACCGTAAATTTAATTAACATCGTTTCGCACCATCCCTTTTTATTTTTACCTAAAAAAAGGTAAACCTTACCAGCCTCCATAACAAAACAAGAGGCTGATAAAATTTATCATTTTTAAAAATTCACTTTTCAAAGAACAATGCACGGGTCGTTCTGCGTCAACTATTTTGGACTCACCCGATAATCGCGTTCGGTACGGACACTTCGCCTTGACAGTACCTTTTCTGATATTACCATCTTACCACGTATCGGTAATAAGTCAACACCTTTTTGTATTTATTAATAACCTTTAAGGTACATGCCGAGACAAACAAAAAAGAGGCTCCGAAAAGCCTCCTTATATAGAAGAGAATCAGCAAACGACGTTGATATCGACATTTCCAGAGATCCCAGCCACCGCACCCGAACTGGAGAACTGCCAGAGGTAAGCGGAAGTGCTGTGGGTATTCGTGTACTGTGCCAGCCAGAACGCCCACTTGTTTTTGATCGAATCGGAAACATAGTTTTTAATCCAGTTGTAATTGCAGTAGAATCCCGCGGGATATCCAGCGTTCGTCAGCATCGTACACCATACGTCGATCACCTCGTCCGCAGATCCTTCTGTACCGCTTTGTTCCATATCCGCCCATACGCCCGCTGGGAATGTTCCCCCTATATCTATCAGCACGTTAATCATTGCCTGAGCCTCTTCCACCGCCTCGGCGACATTAGTGGCACGCATATATTGGTACGCACCCGCTTTTAACCCAGCCTCACGACTTCGGATAACATTTCCAGCAAAGGTGCTGTCACGATCGAGAGATTCCAAAGCACGGGAAATGGAAAAATCGTTACCATCATTCCGTACGCTTACCCAGTCAATATTTCGACCTTGCCAGTAAGACACGTCAACCCCACGTTCGCCAGACAAGAGTTGCAACCCACCAACCGAAGCAACAGGGACGGCAACAGGTTCGAAATAACGATACCCGTCCAGACTCTTATTGCCCAGATCAACACCCTTGTCGGTAATCAGGATTTCGATTGCTTCTGCACGCAAGCCAGCACCCACTGTACCCGCCAGACCTTCATCTGTCACCCAGTCCAACTCGCCAATGTTCTCGACATTTTCCATCCGACACTGAACCGAGAACCGATCAGCATCCGCACCCCTTAACGCGAACTGAATCGCCTCCAGAGCCAACGCCTCGCCAGTCGTTCCGCACACTTCATCCTCGCCGACAAATCCTGTCCAGCCTTTGGTGGCGATATGCGGATTTCCCAAAAGGACGATATCGAGATCACCCTTATTGGTCAACCGAAAACGCACCGCTTCAATCCTCCGAGCCTGATCGATGGTTCCAGCAATCGCACCGTCACGTACCCAGTCGCCCCACCCATAATCTGCCATATGAACTTGATATTCTACACCGAGTTTATTCATAGTATTACCCCTAGTTTTGTAAGTATTTGTTTCACTTCGAGCAACCACCTATGGGACGAATGTTTCTTCAAATTGCTACTTTTGCCGAAAATGGCATAGTCTTTATTGGGGCGTATTTACCGTTTTGCCGTATTTTTACCCCCGAAGATATACAATCATTACCCATAAGATTTTCGCTCGCGTTTGGTCAAAAACGTACTTTTGATTCCGAACCGTTTTATCCCGTTTTTTCTATACCTTTGGTTCCGCTTTTTCCCGTGCCTGAACCTCTTTATAATAAGCGAGGCTCTTATCAGCATTAAGTGCTGGCTGGGTGATCGAGTTATTATGCCACCACGCCCAGATTGTCATAATCATCGTGAACAAATCAGAACCGTAAACGTACAAAGTGTCCGCTGAGAATGGAACGGGATTCATGCCCGCATTGGTCAAAATCATATTGACCAGAGCCAGCACCAAAACAACTGTACCTGTAATCGTGCTTTTTTCAATCTGTAGTTTTTCCATGTTCTTCTCCTTTTTTGATAAAGCGTTTTTTCTTTATGACCTCCGTGTTGTCTGTCTCTTCATCCATTTCTTTTCGCAATTCTGTTTTCGGCAAATGGGATTTGACCAGCAAATAATTATCGATGTCATTGATCGCCTTGGAGATATTCCCATTATTTTTGTTCTCGTGGATCGCCTCCATGCTCGCTTTTTGTGCTTGCATCAAGATCAACCGTTCCTCGGATCCATTTTTCGCTTCGCCAGTCAACCACGCAATCAATAAATCGGTACTGTCCATCCGCTTACAAATATGATCGTCGTACCACGTTTTGGTTTTTCGATAAGTTTTATACACCCAGACAAAGATGCCGCCAATAATACCCAGCGCAACGATAAAATTTGCAAGATCGAACACAACGTCAAAGGTCAAGTTTTTTCATAATTTCGGCAAGCTGATTTTTCAAAGTGTCAATTTCTTTTGCCTGAGTATTCACTTGTTCGGTCAATTCCTGTAACCCTTTTGTTAATAGCGGAATAAATTCATGCGCTTTTAGTTGATATAAATAAGTATCGTCGGGTTGTTTGATTTTTAAAACGTATTTTTCACCGAGATCCGTTTCAATCTCATTTGCCACAAACCCGCAAGCATTTTTCTTTTCGTTTTCCTTCCAGTCAAACGAGCGAACCTTTATTTTTCCGATTTCAGTTATGGCACTGATCTCAGCATCCGCGATATTCATTTTTAACTTTTCATCGGATACCCACCACGTCACGCCGAAATTCCCATTACTTTTTGTATTGGCTTGCATATAATCAGTATTGATATATTCAAACGTATTAATCGAGGTGGATATGGGGATATTAATCGGTTGGTTCGTGGCATAAAGTGCGCCAATCTGGGTTTGATGCCCAGTCCCAACGGGGGTGAGGCGAATATGCCCCTCCTGATTATAGATCGTTAATCCACCACCCGACAGATCACCAATAATATAACGATAGGTCGAATCACTAAAATATAACGGTGCTGAGATCGGTAAGGTCATAACCCCCGAACTATTAACCGAAAATCCTGTACTGAGTCCACTCGTATAACCATTTAACGCGCCCGTGAAATCCATTGTGCCTGTATCAATATTCCCACCGTTGATCGTTGTGTACCCAGTATTACCGAGTCCCGCTTTAATCGAAGCAACAGTCGAAGCGAATGTCGAATATCCTGTAAAATTCAGTTTACTGGCATTAATTGTAATCGCTTCTGCCGACTGATTAATTTCCGAAATCACGGTCGCCTTATTCACTTTTAACCCCTGATCGTTCGTGTAACTGGTGGAAGATCTCACCGTCGAAACAATCGCAGTCGGGGTGATCTTAACTTCCGCTGAATCGACACGGGTGTCCAAACCAGACACCGCAGTCGTGGTCGCGGCAATCGTCACACCATGAGCCGTAATGGCAATTTCAGCCGAATCGACTCTGGAGTCCAGACCAACCACCGTGTCGGCTGTCACTTTCCAGCTAATCATAACATCGTTCGAGATCAACGTCATATTCTGAGAAGTATTTCCGACCGAGTTCAAGTAGTTATCCGAGTTCGCCGAATAGGATCCAGACAGTGAATCGGTTAAACTTTTTAATTTTGTTCCCAGTGTAACCGTATCTTTTGATGGATCCTCCAGATCCAGCACCCGTTCGGAGGCGGTCAAGAAGAGATCGATGTTATGCGGTTTTGAAATACACCTGACCGAATCGCCAGCATTAATCTTTTGGATATTGATATTCACCAATGCCAAATCGACCGCTGTTAGGGTTAATGACAACCCTTCACGAACAACCGATGACAAGTAATCAGTGCCTTTGACCAGCAAGGTCGCGGCATCTTGAATATCGGGGAAACTTTTCATGCCCATAATCCAGCCAAATTGTTGAACCGCCACCACGTCGTAGATAAAGTCACAGTTAGAATTGACGAGCGCAACGGTCAACGGTTTATCATCAACCACTTTTCCGTACGGGACAAGAGCCGTACAAACAGGACTGCCATCGATCTGTTTGTGGTAGTCGAGCAAGTTAACCCCGTAGCTGACCGACTGGGTATTCACCACCCCGTTATTTTCCATATAGTTTAAGAACCGTAGCGATCCGACGTGTTCAATAACCAGATACCCGCCGAGACTTTTTAACAAAGTCCCTTCAATCAAGGCTTTGGTGTTGATATAATCGTTTTCTCGCAAGGCATCGTCTTTGGTATCCAGTACCGTGACAATACCCATATGGAAACGTTTGTCCACGGTTACGCACTGGTTGTGGTTATCCAGCACCATTGTCAACCATTGTTCGACGGTACAGTTTTCATATTTATGCGGACGTTGAACCGAGTCCAGCAAGTAAGAAAGTTCACCCTCGCACGTTACGGTTTTCAGATTATTGAAATCAATATTATCCGTCAAAACCCGTCCTTCATAAATCTGAGTAGATACATTCGTTGAACTGACCTCATAGACCATACAGATGGTTCTGAGTTCCCGAAGATCATCATAGCAAGCATGAGTCGGATCGATCATAAACGACAGGATTTGAGGCGAGTTTGGTGAGTTTGTGATCTTAACACTCGTGACGACATTCGCGGTGCGGATATCGTGGATCAATAAATCGGTCGAAGGAAACTCCACCGCACGGATTTGATAATAAGGTGCTTTGTTTGTAATATTATTTGTCACGTCCATATTAAGATCGACAAGGCGGGTAATCACAATCGCGATTGCTTCTGCCTCCAAAGCCTGACCCGTTGTACCAGCCGTCGCACCATCTTTGCACCACGGCATCCAGCCAATATTTTCGACGTGGACACGATATTGAATACTATAATTTGCCGCACTCGCGCCCGTCAAGGTAATCTGAAAAGCCTCCAGACGGATCGATTGGGACGTTGTTCCAGCCGTCACACCATTAGCAACCCATGACTGCCAGCCAGTATTTTGAACGTACGCACGATAGGAGACACCCAGTGAAACACCATCCAGATTTGCCAGCTTTAACTGGAACGCCTCCAGTCGTAGATGCTGACCTGTAGTACCGCTTTTCTGTCCGTTCTTAACCCAGATATCCCAGCCAATATTTTCGACATGGGAACGGTACACAGTAGACATGATCGCCTCTGAGGTAATCGTTCGGATTAAACTATCACTGGCAAGCGTAATAATAATCTCAATTGCTTCGGCACGGAGATCTTGCCCTGTAGTTCCCGCAATTTCCCAGTTATGTCGCCAGTCTTGCCAGCCTTCATTTTGGATATGTACGCGATACCAGACAGCATACGAACTGGCATTCGTGCCAGTCAAACGGATCCGCAATGCCTCCAGATACAAGGATTGGTCGGTGGTTCCAGCCGTCGCATTATTAGCGACAATGGATTGCCAACCAACGTTTTGAACCGAAGCCTGATATTCCACTCCGAGATTGAGCGAGCCTTTATTCAGAATGTTGATCCGAATAGCCTCCATCCGCAGAGACAGACCAACCCGCCCAGACAGTCGCCCATCGGTTGACGTTAACGTCCAACCCATGTTTTGAATATGGGTGGAATATCCAGCACACAACCGATTGAGAATCGGGATTGCTTGAATAATATCGTCGGGTACACTTTTAATCACGTCAGGCGGTAATGGAACGACAATAATCTCAATCGCTTCGGCACGTAATGCAAGACCTTCTGTTCCCGCGGTTTCGCCGTCCTTCATCCAGATCTGCCAGCCGATATTTTCAACGTGAACGCGATATTTAATTGAATATTTGGGTGCATCGGTTCCCGTTAAGGAGATCCGCAAAGCCTCCAGTCGAAGGAACTGTCCCACCGTCCCAGCCGTACCAGAGGTTACGAGTGCTTGCCAGCCTTGGTTTTGAACATGCGCCTGATACTCCAGTCCGAGGTTGAGCGTTCCCAGATTCAGCAAGGAAATATCGATTGCCTCCATCCGTAAAGCCAAACCCGTTGTACCAGCGGTCGCACCATCCACCACGGGATTTGTCCAACCCATGTTTTCGATATGTACTTTATAACTAACTGATAAACTCATAATTGCGCCCCTCTGTAATCAATGGATACGGTTTTCGTTCCAGAACAGGTGAACACAAGGGTATTTGTTCCAGCCACCAATAAGATATTGGGGTTTTGGTTTGCACCCGTTATCAGACTATAACTGTTACCGAGATAAGTCACCGTCATCGCACCCGAACAGGTCATAATCGGACAGATCCTTTTTCGCCGTCCCACAATTGTTACGGTACGGGTAGTCGTAACCGCCATATTGAGATAATTCCGTAGAATGGTTTCCAGAGGATCATTATATTCGGATAACCATGTTTCCAACGAGGATGACCGCTCATACTTATAAGGATCAACGTCGCAAACCACTTGGATATCCGCACCCGTGTACTTACTATTAAACTTGTAGACTTCCACCCGACCGATCCAATAAAAAGCGGGATCCGTCGAAAGGACAATCTTTTGAGATTTTCCGTGTACGTCATTCATTAACTTACTATAATTATACGCCCAGTTCGCAACACCATTAACCGCCTGACCTTCAATTACCAACTGTCGGCGACCATACTCAGCATCGCCCGACAGGGTTTCGGTTAGATCAATAACGTTGGATGTACCCGAAACGGGGATCAATAATTTGGCGGTCACAGGAGGCGTTACGTTAAACGCTTGAAACACAAACCCATAATCCGCTGTGAAATATTTACTGCCAATTTTTACATCTGCCATGTTTCTACCTCCTTAATGCCAAAGCATTTTTTTGACCCAGCAAATAATCAATGTCATTAATAATATACTCAGCAATTTTTGCCCCGTTTTGTAAGAATAGTTGTACCTGTAAAGGTGATTGACCTTCATTTTGTGACTTTGCATTTTCCGCTTTGGTCTTAACGGATTCACCTTCATGTAACATGTAGATGCCCGTCTGTGGTACATAATTAGTACCCAGAGCATACCCACCGAGTGGGGTATTTTGAATCGAACCGTAGCGATCCAGCATATACCGAATTGCGGCAACCGCATTCGCTACGGGATCCCAGATCGAACCACCCAAACTGTACGCATCGAAGGTCGGCTGAATCGTCTGCATCAATCCCATACTTGGGATGCCAGCCATCGCATTTGAATCCCAGAGGTTAATCGCGTTTGGATTCCCGCCAGACTCATTCATCGCCAATTGTAACAAATGTTGGAAATCACCCAAACCAGACTGCCCTGTAATAGTCATCGCCTGTTGGATCCAACCAGACAAATCGCCACCAACCGCAGAAATATTACCGAATTTACTGGTCATCTTTTTAACCATATTATCAATGAATCCCATTACGTCTGGTTTTTTCATCCCAGTAATTAAACCGTGGGAAACGTAATACCCTAAATTAACCATTTTCTTTGAATCCGATTTTGAATCGAAGAGGTCATAGAACTTTTGAACAACCGCGTCCACAAACCCGCCGATATTGCCCATCAATTCTTCTTTGGCATTATTGATACCACTCCAGAACCCATCGATGGCACTTTTACCGTAACCACTTAACCGATCACCCAAACCAGCGAACCAGTCCATGACATTAGTGAATTGTTGTTGCCACCAATCGCCCGCACCATTCAGCGCATTACGGATTTGTTCCGCCGCCCAGTTTGTCCAGTTAACCATATTTTGTTGGATCTGGTTGAGCCATTGCCCGAACCCTTCAATACTGGCGCACATCGCATACCAGCCAGCCACAATGCTGTCGATATCGCCTTGCATCCGCCGTCTGGCTTCTGCCCAGTTATCAGCACCCCACTGAAAGAATCCGACGATTTGATTCCATACCCAGTTAACGTTGCCCATAAAATCATTAAAGCCACGCTGGATATTATCAATATCGCCTTGCATCCTTCTGACAGCTTCTGCCCAGTTATCAGCACCCCACTGAAAGAATCCGACAATTTGATCGAATTGTACTTTCGTAAAATCTTTACAGAATGTGAAAAACGCCATGAGTAGCGCGCCCTTTTCAGCAATATCCGCAGACATTGTCGCAAAGTCAATCGCAGTTTGAGCGCATTGATCGCCGATAAACTTCCAGAACGTACTGTTTGCAATTCCGCCCGTATCTTTGTCAAATTCAGCAAAGAACAAACCCCACGCCGAGGTCATTTCATTTGTTTTGTCTTGAACCTCCTGTGATTTCGGGGCGTATCCAGAGGCGAACGCGTCAAAGATTGGCTGTAATCCAGCAAGCGATGCCGCGGCACTTTTCGCCATGTTTTCAAAACCAGAACCAATATCCGAAAGGATTTGTTTAATGCTCGGAAGTCCGTTGCTGGTAAGCAGACCATCGATTGATAAGATGATTGCCTCCATACCACGTTTGCTTGCCGAAGCCATATTGTCAAAGGTTCCCTTCCAGCTTTCACCCGCTTTTTGAGCCGCACCCGACACATTAATAACACCATTCGCGCCTGTCATCATTGCATTTTCGACAACGTTCAAGAAATCATTCGAGGATATTTCACCTTTTGACAAAGCATCCTGAACATCGGTAGACATTTGCCCCGTCGCTTTGGCATAGATCCCCACGGCATCAATTCCAGAATCGAAAAGTCGATTCAACTGATCCATTTCGACCGTGCCTTTTGTACGCATTTTGGAAAGTGCATCGGACACGTTCGCAAACTCTTCGGAGGTTCCTTTTCCATAGAACGCAACAGCATCCGCCCACGCACGCACACTTCCAGTCGCCGCTTCGATACTCATGCCACGGGTAACGAAATCTTGTGTCGCTTTCGCGGCAACATCCAGACCATACGCCGTGCCTTTTACGATCCCGTTCAAATCACCCAGTGCTTTTTTGGCATCATCGGCGTTACCAGTCATTACCGTAATAACACGACTAAATTGCGCCATCGTGTCCATTCTTTCAAATGCGCCACTGACCGCAGTTTTTATCGCATCAAAAGCTTTCGCCGCAATCGCAACCAATCCCAGAGCCGCGGCGATTTTCATTACACCCTCAACCGCGGCGTGTGCGCCCGTTCCGATACCTTCCAGACCACCTTTGAGCGATCCAGTCTTGCCCGTAACACCGTCGAGATGCGTACCAAAAGCCTTGGCACTATTCCCAGCACTCGTGGCGTTATTCTCGAACGTGTTCATATTCTTAATCGTGCCAGTTACATTCTGGTCGAAAGATTTCATGCTGTCCTGAGACTTTTTAATACCAGACTCAAAATTGGAAATATCTGCGCCCAGCTTAACGACAAGATCTGCAATCAAACCCATGACGATCACCTTCCTCTATTATTTAATAGTTATTTTCCTTCGCCCGATTATGAGCCGCCTCTTCTTTTTGCTGTTCCTCAACGTGGGCAACCTTCATCGAAAGGTACGCTTTCCACTCGGTAATTTCTTCGGAGGACATTTCTGCCAGCATCCCAGAGACACTCGCATAATGGAGTGTCTCCGCTAACTGGTAATAGAAAAAACGGTCGGGGCGGTTTTTTAGTTTTTTACCAAACCATCGATATCGGTTTCTGAGATCTTGGATAACCTTTGGGCAACAGAAAACAAGCGATCCAAACCAGCCGCGGATTTTGTACCTAGTAACTCAATATCGGCAACTGAGAAAAGGAGTTCTCTGGTATCAGGATCAATTGCAGTTGTGGCAACTAATTTCGCTCGGATATTTGCCATGTTTGGGCGTTTGTCACCAGTCGTGGACATTAACGAAGCCTCAAACGCATCCCGTTCAGTTCCGTTCATACTTTTAAGCGTTACCACGCCACCCCATTCTGGCACGTCAACATCCTCCATTTTAAAATCGTCAATATTCAGAATTGCATCGCGGGTTAATCGTTTCATTTTACTCATAATTTTCTGCTTTCCGAAAGCTTCTGCTTTCTCTTGTAATATTTTCCATACTTCGTCAATAGCCGTAGCCGTACTACATTGGCAATCAGGTGACATGATACAAGGTTCACATGTCACCCCTTTACCATTAATTGGACAGATCAACCGCCCTGAGTGATCCACTCATTGGTGGACACCCATGTAACTGTTTCATTTTGGGGATCAGTCAACGCCGCCGACAGTTCTCTGGACTCCAGTAATGCCCAGTAACGATCGGGCGAATCACTGGATTTTGAACGGGTTTCCATAACAACAGGAACACCCGCCAACAAAGCATCGGTAAAGGTCGTATCGAGAACATCCCATTGCCCCAAAGAACCAGAGGCAAATTTTAAACCATTAATTCGTTTCTTATAATCAAAACCGAAGGTGTTAACCTCCATCATATCAACCGCGCTTTTGGTACTCATAACATGAGCATACGCCACGCTGGTCAACGGTAGATATTTGCCAGTAACCGTAACCGCACTCCGTCCAGCATTAACAGTCGCAAAGGTTACTTTGCCATTGAGATAACTGAGCGTGTACGATTCAACAGTAGTCGTTCCACCCACTTTTACAGTGGGCGGTGTCAAGACATCCAACACCTGTTTCGCGGCATTGGTGATTTGATACATTTGGTGATCGCCAGAATCAGCCGCCGCTTCATTAGTAATCGTAACCGCCGCCCCGCTGATCTTAATAACGGTATCTTTTCCGCCTCGTTCACTCATAATACATACCTCCTATGGTCGTAATGGAAGAGCAACAGGCGCGCCGTTTGTTTGAAAAGTCGCTTTGAAAGTTTGTTTTCCAGCTACGTCTGAGGTTTGTTCGTAAGATTCCACAATCGCATTGATCTGTGATCCAGCAACAGTTGTACCCGATGGGTAAACACCGATCATAATACTATTGCCCGCAATCAGGATCGCCTGTCCAGTGGTATCGCCGACATACAGATTCCCAGAACACGCAACTTTGCAATCCAGTAAACCCGCGATTCGTTTTTTATAAGTATCGCCGAATGATGTGATATCCAAAAGATCACACAGTTGTCCGTAGGTTGAAGCATCCACGCCCAGCATTTTTGCACCTGTGGCGTTAGTCATTGGGGTTGATCCAGCCAATACCCAAACCTGATTGGTTTTTCCAGCTTGTTCTGCCATAATAATATCCTCCTAGAATATAATTAACGTAGTTAACGTTAAAAGAATAAATTCGCTACCGTCTAAAGTAGCATCGAAAATTGATAGTACATTGATATCGTTTTTTGGGATCCATTCCCACGCCCACACTATCGCCAAAACCCTGTACGTCGCCCATTTGCTGGATCATAAGGATCTTGGTCGTACTATTACCATGAAGCAGATCTTTAATCGTATCAGCCAGCGTTGTCGCCGCGGCTTGGCTGGTATTTCTTATCCGAATCTGAAACGTCGGTTCTTCCAGATACGTCCCACTCATTGACCTTGCAAATCCGCCAGTCGGAAAGATTGCCACACAATTATCGGGTGAATCAGGCATCGAACCAATATACAGATTCGTTACCGAGGTTAACAGTGTTTCTAAAGAGTCCGTTAATGCACTCATGGTTTCAACGTCCCATTAATCGTGTCGGTAATATCCATAATATATTGATCGATATTTTCCTTTAACGGGGTTTCCAGATACTTCGGAACGCGCCCGTTTTCATGGACGAGATCCATCATCTCATGCTGATACGCGGCATAAGGTGTATCGAAACTGACAAACCCTTGAACACCTGTTGCGGTTTCCTGTGCGCCAGAATCAGCAGAGCCTTGTAAGTATCCATGTAAATACGGGACGATTTCTTGGGCGCATCCCTGTAAATCCATTAAATCTTCGATCAAGATCGTACACACGTTTTTTTTCACATGCTTTGGCATATTTTCCAGCATATGGTTGAGCGTGTCCCAACCTTCAATATTCGAGCCGTTAATGTTCATTGTAGAAACACCTCCTTGAACAAAATCGTGCCATCCAAATCAGTCGCATCGGTAACAGCAATCACGACCAGATTATCGAGCAGATCATCCACCACAACCGTCGAAGCAGTTAATACCTGAGAACTACTTACCACCTGTTCGCCCGTTGCATTTCGGATCAATTTAAAACTATTAACCCGCCGACCTTTTATCGTGGAAGTCGCATACGTGGGTTCGTTATACTTACTGACCGCGGTTTTGTGTTTCCAGCTAATTAACTGGTTGGCGTAAGCACTCAGCATATCGAAAACCCACCACCGATATACGGCATCAAGAGTTCGCGGGCAACCACCGAAACAACTTTATTGTAACTGCCAGAATACGTTTCGGATAAACCAGTTGTCGAAAAGGATTTTACCCCTTGTCGTTGGAGTTCCGAACGCTTATCCTCACCCATACAAAGAGCGATCGCAATCTCACACTGGGCATACTTCACATCGGGTGGGATCTCAGTTTGCCGATACCAGTGATCGTCGTAAATCACTACCCGCCCCATATTGTATAACGGTGTGACTTTGCGATTCTCCAGATACGTCGGATACTCACTAAACATCATTCGCGGAAACTCCAATGTTTGTGTCGCCGATACTTTATAACCTTGCAAGGGTTGACGATCAATCAATTTGGTCGCCTGTCGCAATAACACTTCATTATCCGAACTCGTCATCGCGTTCCACGCTACCAGTTTTGCATCGGTTGATAAATAAGTGGCGGTCAAATAAGCATCCGCATCCGCCAGTAGAATGTAGCTATCTGTTCCAACAGTCAATGCCATTTCGCCGCCTCCTTACATTTTTGCGTAACCTCTGACAGTTACGTTTGCGGTCAATCCCGCTGAATCACTTTTAACCTGTAATTTGAAATAACGATAGGAAGTTTCAGTCGCACTTGCAACCCAGCTTGAAGCCGTTACGCCAGCTAAAGTTGCTTCGGCTTTTAACTCGATAAAGGTCACATTGTCAACCGAAGCGAGTACCTTCCAATCAATCACCCGTGTTGCGTGTTCATTCTTAATGGTATAAACCACTCTGGTTTTGCCCTCGGCATCCAGTAAACCAATATCGACATACGCATTGGTGGTAGCAGTAACATCGGGTGTAACACTCACAGGTGCTAACGTATCTAATATTTCGACAATCCGTGCTGTACTCATTGTTTGCCCTCCTTTTCTTTTAATGCGGCAATCAGCGTTTCGCGCTTCATACTGCCGTAACTTTTAATCCCGTATTCTTTTCCTTTACGCTTCAACTCGTGGGTGAGCATATTATCGAAATCGAACATTGCAACGATCGGTTCATCCTTCAACCCATCAATGTAAACAGGCTCAGGATCAACCAGTGTTTGAATATTTATCTGTTCGTTGTAGGGATACCCCAAAGCAACCAGCCGATTAATAATCGTCGAATCCTCGGTATCATAGACACCATCGACAAACCGACATAAACGTTTCTGGGTGAAAGAATCCCAAACGACACCACTTCCGTAAAATTTCATATTGCCCCGCTTTCTTTGAATCACCTTTAAAAAAAAGGGGATGACTTCCGCCATCCCCTCTCGGTTGTCTGTACTCTTATTCCACTATAAAGGCGAAAGCCTTTTTTGAACCGTTGTAGGTTCCAGAACTAACATCGACAGTGTTCAAAGATAAATCTGACACGCTTACCGTTACGGTTGGCGCAATCAGAGCAACGCCCAAAGCACCGAGAACCACTTTATCGGTGGCACTAATTTTGAAAGGTAATCCCAGAGCATTGCCGACACCGACTTTAATGGTATCGTTTCCGCCAGCAATCACCCAGCCAGCACCCGTTACGGATGTGATGGATTTGAAAGCTTTCAAACCAGTTGCGGTTGTGCCAGCAAGCGGAGTAATCACTTCACTGATCGCCCCACCGACAAAGTTTGTACCAACAACGGTAATGGTTCCCAGAGTATCAGTGCCAGTCGCCACAATCGCATGGGTGACATAGACATTACGGGGAACATCGGGTTGATGGGCGATGGTATAGGTTCCCACCTTCATGTTGGCACTCGCGACGATATAATCATCGGTTAAAACAATCGGTGTGCCAAAGTTTACCAGTCGAGAAGCATAATCAAAATGATCGACCATAAAATCTCGAAGAACAGGGTTTTTGATGCGGGTGATATCTAAACTCATAATTGTCTCCTTTTTAGTAGAGACAAGTCGGGGTGCTAATTCAGCAATTAACCGACGTGTCTCTTTTTGTTCCTAAAATCAGGATGTTGCCAATCCAGTTAATGTACCGTGGGCAAAAGCGGGACCGTGATTCAGTCCTATTTGTCCGAAGATTTGTCCAGAGTCAGCCGCGCCTGTTTTTGCAAGTTCTTCATAGAAGAGGTTGCCTTTTTTTGGTACGGGTTGGAATACAGTATCGATCATGCTCATATCAGCAACAAGGATTGTACCCGCTGGCATCATGCGATGTGCTGGGGCGACACTAAAGTTACCGAAATCGGTGATGATCTTACTTACAGAGATACCAGCAACGTTTCGATCTTCTGGTTGATATCCCAGTTTATCAGAAATCTGTAAACGCTGGTAGCCGTTGCAAAAGATAACAGGATTACGGAAGAGCGCGCCATTGCTGAACATTTCCAGTAACAGTTCGTCGAGTAATTTCTTTGAGAACTGAGCAGAACTTGCGGCAACGGTAG